TTTCTCTTTCCATATAGGTTCCAAATTTAGTTTCTATTTTTTTCATTTTAATAATTCTAAAAATATTATTACAACAACGGACCCGAACAAATATCCAAGTCCCGAACATAATGCTAATTTCAATCTTTCCTTCCAAGTTTTTGACTCAACCATAAATCCCACGAAAGGTAATGATAAGAATGGTCCAATGAATGCAAAAAATAACATTCCAATGTAGTTCTTGTCCGCTACTACAGTAATATAGAATGTACTTCCAATTTCTAATATAAGTGCCGATAAGAAAACAATCAAATATTTTTTAATCATCGAAGAACATATTGGTGAATTACTATTACCAATTTCCCATTAGACATTGCTCGGTCTGATTTTATTTCAATATCCATAAAACCTAATTCATTTTTGATTCTCTGTGCCTGAACCAAAACTTCATGTTCAGCATCTTCTTTAGTTTTGAAAAATCCAAAATATGTTTCACAAGATCCTGTCTTATCACACACTCCGTAAATTATCTCTCTTTGATCCATAACATTCTAATTTTTTTTCCGTGACATTCCACAAATCTTTTTTACCATCAGTCATATGACAATTGTGTTTTTTACCGGTTTTTTTGGCAAAACTAACAATCATATCATTATGACGATTACGAATAAAATGTGGACATTCCTTACACGGTTTTCTCATATAAGGACAAAGATAAATAATTTTATTTAATTAATCAAATTATTTTTTAAATATATAGTTTGTGTGGATTTTTCTTTTACCATACTTCTTTTCCATAAGTTTCTGGTGTAACTCCCAATTTATAATAGATTCAGTAACTTGTTCGTCGTCTTTTGCCATGGCATAAAGTTTTGATATTTTTTTTATCATCTGATTTGCAACGTATTGGAAGTTTTCAATTTTATCCTCAAAAAATTTTATTGGATTTTTTTCGTATTTCATTGTTTGTGATAAAAACCTTTGTCTGATTTCATTAGTTTTCATAAGCCCTTTAACTTTTTCCTCCGATCCTGGAGGTATAAATCCTACTTGTGCAGCAAATTCTAATAAGTCATCAACTGCGTGTCCGGTCATTTTTACAAATAATTCCATTTTGTTATTAACAAAATCAATATAAGCAACTTCTAATACTCTATTTATTTTTTCATCAACATTCATATCCGATGGATCTTCTCCGATGTGTTCAAGTAGTTTATTTAATCTTTCTTCTTGATCTTTCAATTGGGAAATAAGATCATCGAAGGTGTAGTTTCTAATTTCAATCAGTTGTTTGTAAACTCTATTGTTTTCCAAAAATTCTTTAAATTGTGACTTTGTAATATTTTTTCTTTTCATGGAATAAGCAACTTCAGTAGGTCTTACAAGATTTTCTACTCCGGAAACATAATACATATGTCTGAAAAAAACTTGATCAAGTGCAGGTATCCCAAAATTCCCTCTTTTTTGTGTCGCATGATAACTTGCATCAGGACCAATTAAACTATATCTTTTTGATTGTTTATCATATTTGTGTTTAATTTCGTGAGCCAAAGATGAAACGTGCTCATCCCTTTCTTCCTCCATTTTTTCAATAAGTTCCTGTGGTTTCCAATTTTCACCTACGGCAAATGTTATTGTTAACCCTAAAGTTGTTGAAAATTCAACTTCCTTCATATATACATCTCTGTTGAAACCAAAATCACCCGCCATACCCATAGAAAGTATATCCAAAACACCTTCTTGATTTTCAATTTCTTCAATATTTACCTTAAGTTCATAAGAATCAATTTTGATTTTTTTCTTATCACCCAACGTAAATTTTATTTTTCCATCAAATTCGTAATTGTCTTCGATAGTGTCTATAGATCTGATATCCCTTTCAACAATATCATATAACATATCCGCAGCATCCAAAATGTAATCAGGAACACCCAATGCTTCATTGATTAATTCTAATTGACTTTCTGTTATAATAATTTTCATACTAATAAATATATTGGTGTTGTGATTTAACCCACAACACCAACTAAATTGTCTAAATGGTGATCACCCTCCATCTCAGGAACGATCTCTCGTTTATCCATCATATGGACGATTTCAGTTATACTATATGGATAAAGATTATTACCATCAACACCAACATCCAATCTTTTACCTTTACCCCACTTTTTATTTGCCGGTAAATGAACGTGACCATGGAGGTGAATAACACCTTTATTAAGCCCATTCCAACTTTCAAATGGATAGTGAGTCATTACGAAATCAGCACCATCAATATGAACCTGCAAATAATCTTGCACTGACAAGAACATATCCTGAATACCTTCTCGATTATTTCTAATATGATGATCGTGATTTCCAAGAACCAAATGAATATTTTTACACACCAATCGATCCAAGAAAATTTTTATATTTTCAAATCCACCAAAGGCAATATCACCTAACATAATTAAGGTATCATTCTGTCCAACTTTTGAATTGATGTTATCTACCAATGAGTTATTCATTAACTCTAATGTATGGAAATCTCTGGTACTCCAATCCGGTACCTTCCCATCAAGCGTCCTCCAACCGGTTACACCTCTACAAATATTTTTGTGGTTGTAGTGTGGATCCGATGTAATCCATACTCTACCTGTTGTTAATATTTTATCAAATTTCATATTTTTTTTATTTTAAGGTAATTCATCACCATCTGTAATCATATATTGCTTAAGGTAATCCGTAAAACCATCATAACTATTATTACCGTAACTAAGTGTATTAGAACTATAACCACTAACTATTCTACGCATTGCACTTAACATATTTAATGATAACAATAGTGGACTTGTTTCCGTATCATCCGCCAACCAAGCCTTAAGATCTTTATCATCTGTTTTGTCTCTTGATATTGCATACTTATCATTAGTACTTCTGTTAATCACATAAATAATTTTGTAGTTATCAATATAATCATCCCAATATCTTTCTTGAGTTACACACCATTTTGTATTTGTGCCATATAATTTCGCGGCTTCATAACTTAATGGTATTAAAACCAACCATTCATTATTATCAAATAATTTTTTGGTTTGTTTTTCCAACTCTTTCAATCTTACTATCTCTTCCGCCTTTTTAACCTCAACCTCCAAAGATTTAAAATCGTCGTGAGAACTAATGTCATTTTTTTCAATTCGTTTTGCGTTACAATGTTTCTCAAACTCATTTAAAGTTTTAACATTATCTTCACCAAATAAATCAACACCTAAACCATATTGAATATCCGTTGTTGAATACCAAAGTTTTAATCTTTTAATTAGAAAGTCACAATACTTATACGTATCGGTTGGGTCGATCATACGGATAAGGTCAATAACCGTGATGTTTAATTCCGGGTGTTGCTCTTTTAATTTATCTAATCTTGACATAACTATAAATTTACTTCAAAACGCTCACGCATTTTAGTTAATACTTCTTCAGGAACATTATGTTCGTTAATCCCTCCGTGTCTATTTTCTACAATAATTGAAAACACTTTATATTCAAAATATTCGGCCATTTCATAATATGGTTTCATTTCCCACTCCTGAGTAAATGTGTTTGAAACTACAATAATGTTATTTAGCTGCGCAGTATGATTCAAAAGCATCGCCGTGTGAACACTATCTTGACACCATTTATGAGCATCTTTTATTTTTGATCCATCAAATTTGTATTCACCATCAACCATAAAAAACATATCAGTTTCAAAATGGGTTCCACCTAATGATTTGGCAAATGTTGATTTTCCACTACCAGGAATACCTCTTACTATGTATAATATTTTTTCCATAATTTAAGTATATGAATTTTTTTTTAGATAAACAACTATTTATTAGTATGAAAATTATTGTCACTGAATCTCAATATAAAGCGATGTTAACTGAGGGAATCAATTTTGATACCGAATACAAAAGATTATATCCTAAAATTTTTAGACAAGTTTGTTTGAGATACGCAAACAATGATAGGGAAAAAGCACAAGATTTTTGTCAATTAGGTTTTATTAAAGTTTATCAGAAATTACATATGTATGATGGAACTGGAAGTATTGATTCTTGGATACAACGTATTATTACAAATACAATCATCGATGAATTGAGAAAAGAAGCAAGATCTCCAAAAAAGAAAGAAATAGATTTTTCTCGACATGATTTCGATATTGAGGATGACGAAATTCAAGAATCTCCATATACTCTTGCAGATATAAAAAGTGCAATGGAGACACTTTCTCCGATGTATAGAAAAGTTTTTGAAATGTATTATTTCGCAGATATGTCTCATATTGAAATTGGTCAAGAATTAGGGATAAGTGATGGTACATCAAAATCAAATTTGTTCAAAGCAAAAGCAAAAGTAAAAAGTTTCTTAGAGAAATTGGCAAAAAAAAGGGAAGGATAACCTTCCCAATTTAGGTCGACAATGAATTGTCCGACTCCACCACCTTGTTTTTCTAAACAAGGAAACTATGAAAAATCCGTGGAACTTGAGATTCTTAAACCATCAACGTACTTATCATCATATTTTGAACTTGGAATCCAATGTACTTTCTTTGATGGGTTTGTCTCATAATAAGTTTGATTGTCCAAACCATCCTCACACCAAGTGAGCGCCATATTGATAAATTCTTCAGTATCTTGTAATTCACCATATTCATTTATAACTCTTCCTGATCTGATAAAAGATAATAATTCTTCTTTATTGGAATAAAATTTATTTTTATGGAAGTTCCAACAGAATTTCCAACCCATACTTCTTTTACCTAAGTGAACATTCATGTCCTCAATGAATTCATCCCAAGCATTTTGATAATCATAACTATCATTCTTTTGTTCGGAAAAATTTCTACTTACTTTAGAAATATTCCATAAGTCCAATCTTGCAACCTGATCACTTAATTTTTGGTGTCTAGCAACTATTTCCGGTGATTTAGGTATTCTATAATAATTTGTTCCCATAATTAAATTCTTTCCATCCAAAGATAATAATTTGGTGGATTTACCACCCCGATTGAAATGTCGGTGAATTTACCACCAATTATATATCCCAACTCTAAATTTACTTTATTAACGTTACCGGTTAGATAACCAAATGGTGTATAATTCAAAGTAAGTGAATATACCGTACCAACAGAGTAAAAACTATAATTTTCTAAAGGTAAGGAATTGTAAGAGTACTTACTTTTTGTGATGAATTTGATAGTATCAACAGGAACCATGTCTGATGGTAATCCTATTTCACCAATTCTATATTGTTTGATAACCCAAGTTTGACCAACCAATGAATATGAACTATCCTGTGGTGTTGGATTAGTGGGTACTGGTGGTTCAATAGTTCCAGGTTCAATTACTTGTTTCTCACAAGAAAACAAACCTATGATTAATACTAATAAAAACAATATTCTTTTCATATCTTACTTTGTTATTAATGCTTCAATTTTACTTTTAACGTGTTCAGTCATTGAGATTTCATCCACATTACTAATAATTACCGAATTGAGTAAAATTTTATTCGGAATGTGAACTAAAAATGTATCACCATTATAAAAACTCAAATCATGACCCAATTCAATAGATCCGTGAATCGCCTTTAAGAAGATCTTAAATTGAATCTGATCCATAAAGGTCTCATTAATCAACACACCCATACTTTCATTAATGACTTTTAGTGTGTATCCTGTAATTGTTGGTTTTGACATATCTTGTAATTTTATACAAATATAATAATAATTTTTTAAAAAGTCCCCCAATTAAGGGGGACCGAAATAATTTAATTTTGAGTGAACGCTTTATCAGCCCAAGTTTTTGCCCCCATTCGGGTCCAAATATTCATATCACACATATCAGGAAATGATTCTCTCATAGTACCAACAGTGATTGTCTCTAAGAATCCTTTATCAATTGAATACCATTTACCACCCTTAGTAGTGTAGACATTCATCCAATTACCGTATTCATTTTTTACTTGGATGTTTACAAGGGTATTTTTCTTATAACCACGAATGATACTTGCGGGAGTCCCTTTTGTATCGTGAATAGAAATGAATCCTGCTTGACATTTTCCAGCTATACGAAATTCATATTCTTTATCACTATCTTTCAAATGGTTAGAAACCATTACGTTAGTAATCTTGTCTTTAATAATAGTTTTGAAAGATCCGTAGAATACGTCTCCTGACATTGTTCCTTCATTAACTTTGATAATCTGGGTGTTGGTTTTTGTGGTTGTCATAATTGTTTATGTTTTTAATTATACAACAAAGGTAATGCTTTTTTTTGAACTGCCAAACATAAAATAAAAAATCCCATAATTTTTTTCAAACTACGGGATTATTTTTTTTGATTAACCATTAAATAAGTGAGAAAGAGGATTTTGGTTGTTTTTTGTATGTAATAAATATATTGATATTTTTAAAAAAACAAATTATTTCATATTTTTTACAATTATTTTATAAAAAGCATCATTTTTTTCGTCTAAGGGTAACTCTTCCAATCCAAAATAACCACATTCACTATGTTCTCCCCCATCTTTTGCGTTATCTAAATCAGGATAAACTTCTTCATCAACTTCAATTGAATATACATACATGAAGCCTTTAAGATATGTCCCATCTTTATTATAACGATCAACAAAACCAATCAAATTAAGATTACCATCTAATTGAATATTAGTTTCTTCAAAAAATTCTCTTCGTGCCGCTTCTTCAGGACTTTCACCATCTTCAACTCCACCTCCTGGTATTGACCACATACCCGGTAATGTGTTAGTATTACTTCTTTTACATAATAATACTTTATCATTACACTTGACTAATACACCCGAAAACCTTTTATTTTTTTTCATAGTAACTATATTTATAAATATGGAAGTAATAATAAACAATAATCTTTTTAATGTCAAATCAGCAATAACCGATAAAGACATTCAAGATGGAATGAAAAATAAACATTTTGATAACACATTCAATGGTATGTTATTCATAATGAACGAAGGTATCCACTCTTTTTGGATGAAAGATTGTTTAGAATACCTTGATATAATTTTCATTTCTGATGGTAAAATCCAAAAAATTTATAGTGACTGCCCACCTTGTTGGATGGAAGATGAATCCAAATGTACTAGATACGAAGGGACAGGCGATATGATATTAGAAATAAAAGGTGGTGATTGCGTTAAATACGATATAGTTGAAGGTGATTCAGTTTTAATCAAAGAGTGATTTTTGATTTACAAATGAACTAACCCTTTCCCATGCTATTTCGGTATATTTCGGTGACAACTCAATACCTAACCATCTACGATCTAAGATTTCAGCAGCAACTAAACTAGTTCCCGATCCTGCAAATGGATCCAATACTACATCGTTTTTGTAGGATAATATCTTAACATAAATTCTTTCTTATCGTTTTCGTCATAGACCATCTTATTTCTTTTTGATCCATCTTCATTTTCAATTTCAGTTAATTCTCCAGTCCATTGTGGTTGACCTTTGATTTTTTTTATGTGTTGTTTTTTATAAGCCAAAATAACACATTCTTTTGGATTATAGATGTAAGGACTCGATGGACTCATCCAAGATCCCCAAGCAGTTGTCTTACTTCTATGAGGGGATTCTTCCTCAAGGTCAACAATCCCAAAGAATCCATAACCGATTTCTTTCATAATCTGCCACATCTCAGAAACAAAAAAGATACGACCACCTTTTTTCTGTCTGTTAATTTCGTATGGAATGTTCAAAGCAATACGACCATCATCTTTTAATAATCTATATGATTCACTTAACCAATTTTTTGCAAATTCAATATATTCATTAAATTCTAAATCATCATTATGTACATCATAATCAATTCCAACCCCATAGGGTGGAGATGTTACAATTAGATCTACTGACCCCTCAGGTAACGTCTTCATCACCTCAATACAATCCCCATTTATAATTTTTCCTGTTTCTATCATTTTTTCTAATTTTTATAAAGATAGTAAATAAAATATTAAAAGTCCAGTAGTTACTACAAAACTTATTATAATTGATAATCCAAAAACTTTATTATTTCGATCTACCTGTTCTTTGGACCTTCCTTGCCATTCGTTTCTATTCCATTCCATAAACTTTTTCTAAATATTCATAAAGATTTTTGAATTCAATTGTTTCTTCTTTGTTTTGGTAAAACCACATCATCTTTTTTGAAAAAAGTCCGTACTTTTTATCATGACCTAATCGATCTTCTACGTGTTTTACTTGTACTTGTTTATTTAAAACTGATGCAATTTTATTGATAATTTCTAAATTCGTAACTCTAAATCCTGTTCCAATATTCATTACTTGGTTAACAACAGTATCGTCAAACATCAAATCACATATAACCTTAACATTGTCGTAAACATACATCCACTCCCTAACTTGTTTTCCATCACCATAAACCGGTATTGGTTTGTTCTCCTTGATGGACCTTGCTATTGTTGGGAGAAACTTTTCCTCAAATTGATGTTCACCAAAATTATTACAAGTTCGAGTGATCAGATAAGGTAACCCATAAGTTCTATTTGCGGACAATACCAACATATCGGATGCCGCCTTGGTTGCCGAGTAATATGAACTTGGTTTAAGATTATCTTCTTCTTTGGCTATGTGGTTTATAGAAAAATGTTCATCCATATCACCATAAACTTCGTCTGTTGAAATGTGGATAAACTTTTTTAAGTTCCTGTTTTTCCTTGAAATTTCAATTAGATTAAATGTTCCTTCAACATTAGTTCTTACAAATGGTAATCCATTACTAATTGAATTGTCGACGTGTGATTCAGCCGCAAAGTGAACAATATAATCAAATTCACCTAAATCCTCCGCATATACATCACATATATCTTTTTGTAAAAATGAAACATTATGTTTAATATTCTTTCTACTACCAGCATATGTTAGTTTATCAACACAAAGAACATCACACTCAAAGTTATCTAATAAATGGTTTATAAATGCCGATCCAATAAACCCGGCTCCTCCTGTTACAACTATTTTCATAATGAATTTACTATTATTTGTGCTAATTTATATCCCGTAAATGCCCCAATTGCCGCAGATCCAGGAAGTACAATAAATTTACCTAACATAGTTTCATATTTTTTTCTATTAACTATGTAAGAGATTAAGATATAATATATAATATAGTTAATTAAAACCATAAAGTCCATTTCCTTAGACACAAATACCACAACTGAATTCCCAAGTAAACCCCACGTAAAGTTAATGAGGGTTTCACGTATCAATTCGTTTGGTGTTGTGATTGCATCTAATACCGTAATCTTAGTATCAAGACCTCTCTTTTTCGATTGTTTCGATGTGGTGTTGGAGGTACCAGAGTGCTTTTCTGAGGTCCTCAAGTTCTTTATCTTTTCCTTTTTTTCCTGCACGACTTATATATTTTACCGTATTTCCTAAACTAAACCCTAATTCCCAAGCATCAATTACCTTGATCGCTTCGTAAGGGTTATTTTCTCCACCATAATGTTGGGGGTGATTAACTTGTTCTATTTTAATTGGTGGACACTGACAAGGTCCTGTTCCACCACATACACATTCTTTATCCATTATTCTTCTTCTCTATAAACATTTAATAATTCATCTCTAGATATCGTGCCGTATTTACCATCTAAACTTTTCAAATCAACAAGTTTATTCATCATAGTTTTTGTATCATATAAATTTTGCGTAACTTCTAATGATTTTACAATTTCACGAATGATTTTATATGGATCCGCGTTTGATCCTGGCCTACGATCTTCTATATATCCTTTCCATTCTTTTGCCGTGTCCTGCGGAACTCTAATTGACGCTCCACGATCGGATACACCCCAACTGAACTTATCAATTGCTTGTGTCTCATATTCACCAGTCAAACGAAGATTATTGTTTGATCCGTAAGCTTTGATATGATCTTCATGTCTTGATTCAAATGCATTGAATAGTGACATAAAGTATTCTTCGTTTCCATCGAATCTCATCATATCAGTTGAGAAGTTGGTATGAAGACCCGATCCATTCCACTCACCATGTGTAATTGGTTTTGGGTGAAGTTCAATATGGTAACCATAGTTCTCAGCAATCTTGAATAGGAAGTATCTACTCATCCAAAGATCATCACCACCTTTTAATTTACCTTGTGAAAAAACTTGATATTCCCATTGACCTAAAGCAACTTCAGCGTTTGTTCCAGTAATGTTAATACCATAATGTAAACACATATCTAAATGTTCTTCAACAAATTGACGGCCAACTACATTGTGTCCAACCCCACAATAATATTCACCCTGCCCTTTAAGTATATTTCTCTTATGACCCAAAATGTTTCCATTCACCTCTTCACGAATAAAATACTCTTGTTCGAAACCAAACCAAAGATCTTCAAATCCTTCACCGATTTCTGATCTTTTATTTGATTCATGTGGTGTTCCATCAGGGTTTAATACTTCACATAAAATATAAGATCCATCAAAGTTCCACATAGGAAAATTTCCATCAAGAAATGCATTCTTAACAGATTCATAATCAACAATTTTAACTTTACTTCTTAGGTTTGGTTCAGGTTTATAACCATCTAACCAGACATATTCCAATTTTATTTTCATTTGTTTTTATTTATATAGTTTAATATTTCTTCTTTTGATTTACCTTGATTGAACAATCTATAAACATTGAGTGAAAAATTATCAGTTAAATAAGCGGCATCAACATCTAAATACTTCTCGATGTTTTCTAAATTTTTCAGTATGTTTTTTTTGGAGAAAATTCTTTTATTGAATCCCATTTGAATTATTTTTAATGGTTTCTAACTTGGTTGTTTTGGCTTTATTCCAAAATATTTTTCTAATTTTTCTACCCAATTCCATGTCGTTTGGGTATTCTTGAATTAACTTTTCAATTAACTTTTCGAATTTTTTATCCATGTTAAGAATTTAATTGTTCCTTGTTTTTTTTGTAGTTTTCTAAAATTTGTACTTGGTTAACGTAACTTATTAATTTCCTTTTGAATAAAGGTAATAAAGTTTCATTTATTGGAAACTCCCCATCACAAGTCATTTCGAATAATGGTAACTTTGTTTTATTTTCAACGTTCCAATGACTAAATGTATTTATAATTTTTGTAATAGTCAAATTATTTTTTTTATCTGAATATATTAAATTGACCAAAGTTTTACTTTCAGGGGATTTTTTATTGACAGGTTTGATGTCAAACTCCCAAATATATAATTGTTCATCTTTGGGATTTGTGTAATAAAAATAACCTTTTTTCTCTAAAACATTATCTTTATTTTTTTTGATTTTCATTACAATACTATCAAAAACGATTTCCCAAACAGATTTTGCAATATTAAAATATTCCAACATTCTTGGTGCACTATAAGATAAAATTTTGGTAAACTCATCTATTTCTTCAATTTCTAATTTTGGGATTTCTTTAATCTTTAAATCTTTCACTAATAATTCATCATCTATAGTAGAAAACTTTTTGTCGGTATAAATGATTTTTTTATCCTTAATTAGTGTTTGAATATTTGCTAAGTGTAGAGATAACTCTATGAAACTCGGATACAATTCCATATTGTCAAGTTTTTTACCCATTTTTTGAAAGTATGACAATAACTTATATTCTTTGTGTTCTTGATCAATTGGTTTTTCAAACATCCATTCGGTGTTCATCAAAAATTCTATTTTTTTCTTTCTTCCCATTGAACATAAACATACTAATACTTTTTTATTCTGTAAAGAATATTAATCAACTCTATATACAATATAAGATTCTCCATTGATGTCTATCTCATCATATGTTCCATCATATGTCGCCAATACATCATAATCACCCTCGTCAATCAAGTCCCTTATTAAACTATTTATATCAATGAATTGCTTATAATCGATAGAATAATCATCGAGCCATCTTACAGGATCATCTTTTATTTGATCTAATAAACTTTCGACTTCATTTTCAACATCATCCTCATCAGGATCACCTTCTGGTTCTTCTTTTATTTGTTCAATATCATATTCAATACTATCTATTTCACTTTCTATTTCGGATTTTCTTTCTTCCACTAAATCGGATATTTCATCCCAATCGATACCCTCATCATATATTGGGTTTTTTAGAGTTGGTGTCCCATTTTTGAAAACATCGTATTTACCATCTTGCCCAACAACTAAATTTATTTTATTATTTTCACCATCTGTATATTCCCAGTTATTTTCTCTATTAACAACAAATTCTAATGGGGGTAAAAACCCATAATCCAATAAAAACGCCTCTAATTTCAAAGAATCTATTTCAAGTTGCGAATCTTTTATTTGTCTTTCTTGATAATCCGAAAGATCTCTTTTCACATCATAATTTGACGGGTCGTCATAAATCCACTCTCGAACCATATCCTCAAAATATTCCGCAACTTCATCACCATCTATGTGATATGATAAAGTATCTCTATTAAAATTGGACAAATCATCTGTTAGGTCCTCATAATACTCCCTCATTGATTTATCGGCATCATATGTCGTACCAACAGCGTAAATATTTCCATAAGTGTCATCATGAATAGATCTGAAATTTGTCATAAAAAAACTACCTCCATCTTCAATCAAACCATAAACATCATTGTCTTTCTTTTCTAAATCATCAATCTCTTCTTGTACTTCCTCAATTTCTGTATATATTTCATCATAAACTTCGTCATCTTCTTCTGTCTCTAACCTATCTTCAAGTTCTTTTAACTTTCGTTTTAAACCTATTAATTCTTCAACTTCGGGATAACTTAATTCATCAATATCACCCTCATTAACCATAAAAGAAAAAACGGCATGAGCCATTTCACCAGTTTTATCGGTATCCATTAAATTCCATTCATCATCAATTCTTCTTTGATCAGCATCATTCTTCTCTTTTTGTCTTTTTTTTCTTTTAATTTCTTCATCGAATGGTGTTCCATAATAAGATCCAAGGCTACCATATGAAACCCCTTCCAAACTTTTAATTTCAGTATAAGGAAAATTTAATCTACCTGTTACAACAATTTCTCCTAAACTTTTTATCGGTTTACCATTTAGATCTAAACCTCCATTTACCCTTACTTTTTTTCCTTTGAACATAGGTAATTTTGGTATCGCTTGAGCTTGATTACCAACCGATTGTAATAATTTATAATATTGTTCAGGTGTTAAATCATAAAAAATTTCTTCTGAATCAGTTTCTTCAATTATAATATTTTTGATCATGTTGACCAAATCACTTTCTTTTATTTGTAAAATTCTTGACATACAACAATAAATATTCAATTCTTTACAAATATAATAATCTTTAGATATTTATAGAAAAATAAACCTAATAAAATAATTGACCATGGGATGCGGATGTAAAAAAAATCAAGCTCAAGCAGCACCTCAACCTCAAACGCAAGCACAACCTCAACCAGCACCACAAAATGCTACGGTTCAGGAATCTGTGAAAAAAATTGTTGAGAAATATTACAAGAATAAGTAATAGGTGTAACGCTATTAAGTTGAGGTGGAGATAAATATTTCCACCTTTTTTTATATTTATATATTAGTTATGAATTTAAAGGATGTTTTATGGTCGTTCAATAATGGTGATTGGAAAGATATTTCGCCTATCTTCAATAATAGAATTACAACATTTTTGAAGTTTTTGAAAGGTAAAAACCTTTTGGATAGAATTGATGTTAACCAATTGCCATCAGAATTAGTTGATGATTCTGTATGGGAGTTTTTAAGAGAAAATGATTTAACCAAAAATTTTGATTATGATGAATCTCCCGAAGAATTCAAAAATCATATACTTTTAGAGGGATTGGAACATAACTACGAAGACACAATAACTTTTATTATAGAAAACCTTATTACGGATGTTGCAATTAAAAATGGTGGTTTTTATTTGAAATTGAGAGACAGGGAAGAGTTAAGTGAATATTTTTGTAGTCATAGTAGAAGAAGTAATGCTGATCCTAAATACGTTGCAAGATTAATTTTAGGTGAAGAAGGTTTAGGTCATGATTGGTACTATGATAGTGATATAACAGCATTTAATACTATCCAAGAATTAAATAGTTCAAACTTAATCTCATTAAGAGATTTAATATATAAAGAAATTGGCAATGCGGAATTATATTTGGAGGATTATGATTCGGATTTTTTTTCATCCTTATCTGAGGAGCAAGGAACAGAAGGATATTTTAGAATACGACCTGAAGACATGGATGATTTGTTAAGAGACGAGGATGCAATAAATGAACTACTTAATAATGATTTGGAATGGATTGGTGATGAGTTAAAAAGCCTTTACTGGAATTCTGAAAATACGGCATATGAAGATGAGGTTTATGATTCAGTTTATAATGGATTGGATGAATTTTTCGAAGGGAGAATAGATGAGGTTCCGAGAAAGGTTGGTGAAGTAACTAAATACGATCAATATATTAAAATAAGAAATTTTGTTGGAGATATTATTAAGTTTTTAGAATACAATAAGGGTGGCACATATTCTGATTCTTTTTTGGATTATTATGGTAGTTATACAGAATTGATGAAATCAATGTTTTATAATGATGAATATGAATGCATTGATATTAGTGTCCCTGACTACCCTGATTGGTCAAGAACACAAAAAAACATAAACGAAATGTTTCATGATTACCTTTAACTATTTATATATTAATTAAAAATCCATATCAATTGTAAAAAAAAGATATGAGATTAATAAATAAAAATTCAAAAAGAGGCATTGTTAATCTATTTGCCGATTTCATTTTATCAAAAATTGATCAAAATGAAAATTCAATAATACAAATTTCAGATTCAGGTTATTTTTATCTTGTCAATGGTATAACAACAAGTGAATCATTTTTGGACATAAACTCTTTAAGAGACGAATTTGTTGAAAAATATAAAGATCTATTAGATTATTTAGACATCAAATCTATCAATGTTGTTGATGTTATCAAATATGACCAAAAAGTTGATAACTTGGAAAATGGTTGGATTAAAATAAACAAAACCCCTTTTATTCCTGAATATGAACCATTAAGTGAAATCACTATTACTTCAGAATTCCCTTATGGTCATAGTATGAATTGTGGAAGATTAATGACATACTATTCACACTATATGTTCAATCATATATTCAGTTCGATAATGACCGATGAAATTAATTTTTACTTCACTAAAGAACTAAATTCAAATGAAGATTTCGATATTCAAATTGAAACAAAAAAGGGACTTAACCCTGAAATGATTAAATCCCTTATATTGGACGTATTTAACTTTGATCTGAAAGAGTTTTCTGAAAAACTGAAGGGTTATGACTTTACTCAAGATATAATTAACCCTATGGGAGAAAAACCATATTTAACACAAGATAGATTAGAGGACTGTATTGTCTTCTAATCTATCCGATTATTTCAAAAATTCTTTGATAATTTTTGCCCCCTCATTGATATCTTGGAAATCTCTATCAGGCGCATATAACCTTGTAACAGGGTTATCTTCTGGTGAATCGATTAACATAAATGCGGGTACAAATTCATTTTCCGTTACTTCAACGAATAAATTATATTCTTCCTCATATTCATGTATATCACGATCGATATAATCAATACCCTCTTTGTCCAACATCTCTTTTAACATATGACAAAAAGGACATTGTTTCATTGTGAATAAAACCGCTATCTTATCCATTGATCAATTCGGTTAACATTTCTTTAAGTTGACCTTCATTCAACATTCCAATTTTTGTTTCAGTAACTTCACCACCATTGATAACTTTGATTGTTGGAATACTTCTAATTCCCATGGAAGCCCCAATCTCACGATTCAAGTCAACGTTCATGGTATACATTTGAACTTCAGACGTGTTTTCATTGGAGATTCTTTCAAAAATTGGTTTCATCATTCGGCATGGTCCACACCATTCTGCCCAAAATTCGACAATTAGTTTCTCACCCTTGTTAATTTTTTCTTGTAATTCTACACTTGTAATTTCCATTTTATTTTGATTTAATTAAATTTTTTATGAAGAACTTTACCTCTTCTAATTGAACAACGTCATAATAAACTCTAACTTTGAAAGTTATTTCTGAAATTGTACTCTTAGATAAATATATGAAGAAACCAGATCTATGTTTGAAAATACCTTCATTGTAAGTTATTTCTCCATTAAATTCATCACAATTAAGGTACTCAATATCGAAATCTTTTTTTATCAACAAATCAGGCGTTAAACTCAAATGAGTATTAACTTTCAGAACACCATAAAGTTTTTGTTCTCTGTTTTTGATAACATCCAAAAAATCTTTTTCTTTTAAAAAATATTTATCTTCCATAGTATAAAAAGGGGGTCCAAAGACCCCCATGTTTTTACAACATTGATTCAGCAGTTTCCCAAAGTTTGGTATTTACATAATTAAGAGAAACTATGTTTTTCAAACTTCTAAGATTAGCCGTTCTTCCTGTTTTAGTTTTATAACCAACACCACCTCTCACAAATTTTTCTTGGACAACATTGAATGTATTCCAAAGAGTACTTTCATTATCCTCAACTCGATTAGGTGTCAATATCTCATCAAAATTCAAAGTAGATGGTACAGATCCGGTAGCCCATCGATATTTCGATGCTTTTTCAACAAATTCAATTTGTTCATCAGTGGTTAATACCTTTTGCATCATTCTACTAACGGAAGTTTCAATTTTAGGTAATTTTTTACTGAAACTTTCAGTTAATTCTTTAACCTCATCCAAAGTAAAAGATTTATGTCTGATATTGAATTTCTCAGAAACTGAAGTTGGGACAACTAATCCATTACTACAAACTAAACGATATAAACCCGCGCCTAATGAAAAACCTGAGGTTCCATTGTGTGAGTTACGGACGATAGCCTCAACAAGAGTATCACCCACGTTTGGAAGTTGGTTGTTTCTAAACTTAACTTCGTGAAGAGCGTGAATACCTTTTCCATTTTGTCGTACGGAGGATACTTTCCAACCTTCTCTATCAAAAAATTCAATTACTTGATCGGTTGGGACAAATGCGTATTTGTTACTCAATTTGTCAGAGTAAGAAGTTGCGAAAATAGATGGAGCAACTTCTTTGATTAATTCGGGTGTGTAAATCATTTGTATAAATTTTAAATTCTATACAAAGATAATACTTTTTTTCGAAACCACAATACTTTGGGAAATTTTTTTCAATTCATGAAAATATCACCAAATTTTGTTTTCATGATATGTTTCTCAATTTTTTCTACCGAACCTAATTTATCGATTAATTCTGGTGCTTTTAATTCTAACACAATATCAAGTATTTGTTGTTTGGTTAAAACATAGTCATCACCATTTTCAATATTTTCAAAACATTTTTCTCTTAATTTTGTATAAAATTCTTCTTTTTGAACATCACCAACCAAAGCCATAAAATCTCCGGGATTGTTTTCGAAGAAAGTAATCATTTGACTAATGTATACTTCTACATCAATATTTTTCATAATTTTGTTTTAAAATCCTACTATACCAGTACAATGTTGTTTCATATCTTCAGGGAAATGTATCAACCAAAAATCTTCATCTGGCGTCATATACTCTTCCAATTTTTTAGGTATTTTAATATTTGGATCTGATCCTATAATAGAGAAAAATTCCAAACAAGTCAAATTAACAAGTGACTCAGGTAGTTTATCTAATTGAGGGTTGTTAGTCAAATTCAAAAACGATAGTTGTTTACAATTACCAATACTTTCTGGTAATGATTTGATCATGTTATCAATGACTAAAGTTTTTAACTCAGTAAATCTACCAATTGATTCAGGTAAATCCATAGCAATTTCATCTTTGGATTTATTTTCCATATTTATAAATTCAACATTTTCAGGAATAGAATCAAAATATTCTTCAAATCCAAATAAAGCAATATACTTGGAAGCATCATCTTTTGGATATTCCAATTGAATCATGGTACTCATTTCTTTACTAGTTAATTCTTCAGCGTATTTTCTTTTTAGTTGTCTGAAGTAAGGTCTCATTTCCTTACTTTTTATAGCCTCAATATCACTTGACGAAAGTTGATTAAGTGTTTTGGTTAATAGTTTCTCTTTTTTCTTTGAAATATAATAAGACATTGCTCCGTCTTTTAATACCCTTACCATTCCTCCACTCAATTCAGTTCCAAGTCCTATGTATTTTTTCTGTAACTCTTCAGGTAGATTTGCAAATATTTCTACTCCGTTTGACATATTTTGGAAATCAGGTCCTCTCAACTCCATCCAAAGTTCAACTTCTTCAACACTTCCTAATTCTTGTACCGGATCGTCCGTTTTAAGGTTATATGATTTATACTTTTGCATTTTATCCATATCCTCATTTGAGAAAGGTTTTGCTTTTAAATATTCTTCTTTTCCTCTTAGAGTAGGTACTTTTTCTACTATTTCTCTCCATGGAATTGTTTGAGCACCAGCAAATCTTCCCGAATTTGTACCGTCCGCTAATCTCATATCACCATATCTATCAACGAGAACAACCACAGCGTAATTTACATCTGATTCAGGTAAGTTTTTACTTATTACATAATATAAAGTTAAATTTTGATTCAATCTGTAATTGTAGTAATAGTTACTTGATCCTTCCCACGAAGTACACCACCTTCTGTCTGGTGCGTGTTTTTTTCTGATATTGATACATTGTTGTTTTTCATTTGGCGCAAAAATTAGTACGTTATCATCTTCATACGCTATTTCCACGTCATCTAAATCAATATCAGGTAAAGTATATTCATCCTCACCAGCGTCAGTATATCCATCAACAATATGTTCAAATTCATCAAATGACATGAACGCACTCAGTTTAGCATTCAATGGTATTGAATCAAATTGTCTTACAAACCTTTTAACCCTTGGTAAAATTACAGTCAGTGGATCGTCATCAGGATTATCTTTAGAGAATTTTTCGGTCATTCTTCTTGTTAACTCATTTTCACCATTATCATTAAATCTACCAAAATATCTATTAACAAGGTCATTTAGTTCAGATGGTGAAAAATTTATTAGCTCTCTTTTGAATAATTTTTGTTCAGGAAAAAGTGTTTTCAACTCAAAAAACTTTTTAATATTTAATTTAACAAGTTGTAAATCAGCACCTTTATGTTTTGTAACAAATTCTTGAGCCAATCCTTCTAAATCTTTTTTAGTTTTTTGTTTTGTTGATTTATCAGCAACAAGTTGTTTAACCTTTTCGTATGAGTGTCTAAAAATATCTTTATCTTCATTATCAAAACCACTTTTGAATCTCTCGAAATCGGAAATTGTTTTTTTAATTTCATCTTCAGTTTCATCGGTTTCGTTGGAAAACTTGTCAACCAATTTTTTTACTGTTGATTCGGGATATTCTAAAAGAATTTTTTTTATATTAACATTCTCTTTTACTATTTTAGATAAAATTCCAACTAATTCCATAATGATTTTTTATAATATAAATATCTAAAAGATAAAAAAAATTAGTAGTTCATGATAAGTAATTCTTCACCCATGTTTTGTTTTTCGCCTTTCTTAGCCGCTGCCGCCTTTGCAAACTCTTTTTTAACCCAACTATATTGGTCTTCGGGGAACCATTCGTGAAGGAGTTCAAAATCATAATAAGATAAAGAAAACTTACCTTGAACTCCATGTAGTACGTTTGCTAATCTCTCATGGTCTTGACGATCAAAATCGTGGTTGGAGTAATAGTTTTCGGTTTTCCAATATGGTGGATCCAAATAAATGTAGGTTGATGGTGAATCGTACTTATTAATTACATCAGCAAAATCCATATTTTCAACATCAGTGATTTTTAAAAAGTGATCAACCCAATCAGGTTTAGATAACTTATCTCTAAATGTAAGATATTTTGATTTGTATTTTCCTTTAAGGTCAATAAAATTTGATGTCTCAGGTTTTGATCCACTAAAAACTTGTGTTAGAATATAAACATATTTAGCAGCTACCTCATAATCACCAGCTTCAACACTAAAACCTTCATTGAATAACTCAGTTTGAAAATTTACAAATTGTTGTTTATAAATTTCCGGCGTAAGATCTACACCAAACTTTTGACAATCAATATCGTTGATTGCTCTTAGAAGTTCATTTGGATTTTGTACACATTTGAACAAATTATAATTAAGTGGATTAAAATCATTGTAAACCACTTGTTTCAAGTTTGGGAATTGTTTGAGGTCCATGTTATAGAAACACCAAAACATACCCCCAAAAGTTTCCAAATAGACCTCCATATTTTTATCATAGTATGGAACAATCCATTTACCAATCTTACTTTTTCCTCCAATGTATGATAGCATAATTTTTTATTTAAAAAATAGTTATTTTAGGTTTATATGTCAATCATTAGTATTTATAATTAATAAAAAAGATAACATGGAAGAAATTATGAAAACTGAAGCAACTCAAGTTACTGGATGTAGAAAATGTAACCAAACAACAGGAAAAACACAAAGGTTTGTTTTTATTTTTGGTGGACTAATCTTTGGATTATCAATTTATGGTTTAATATCATTAATTTACGATATCAAATCTTTATTTTAATTTCTATTATATTTTAAATATTGATTGATCAACAAATCTCCTTGTTGTTGAGATCTAAAACCTTTTCCTCTTACCCTCAATGGAGTTGAGGTATCTACGTTATTTGGGAATTTTATATTTAAAACTCCATCAGGATGTGGGACATCAAACGAACCTTTTTCAAAATCATTTATATTTAAAAAAGCATTGTAAATGAGATTTGGTCCCATTTTTTCGAAATTATTTTCAGATATAGCCCTTACTCTGATAACTAAATTTCCGTAACCATTATCTCTGTAATCACCAAGACCTTGTAATCTCAAAAATTGACCATCGTCAATACCATGGGGTAATTGGATATCAATATTTTTTAATTCGTTTTTTGAACCTTGACCTCCACAAGCATAACAAGCCGCGGTTGTTATTTTACCTACTCCGTTACACGTTCCACAAGCAACCTGTATAACTTGGATAAACATACCTGAACCCATTTGTTTGATTGTAAATCCCTGACCATTACAAGTTGTACATATTTTTTTCTCTCCACCAGTACCATTACATGGATCACATTTTCCTTTTCTATTGTATGTAATAGTTTTTTTACCACCTCTGTAAGATTCTAATACTCCAATATGAACATCAATAACGGTGTCATGAACTCTAGTTTGTTGCCTACGATTATTTCCAAACATATTATTCAACATATCTTCCATTGTCTGACCCCCAAAACCATTCATGTTTCCAAAAGGATTATTTTTTTGTTGATCATATTGTTTTCTTTTATTTTCATCCCCTAACACATCATAAGCCGTTGATATCTTTTTAAACTTTTCTTCATCCCCACCTTTGTCAGGATGATTTTCTTTTACAAGTTTCCTATAAACTTTTTTTATTTCTTCTTGAGTCGCATTTTCTTTGACTCCCAACACACCATAAAAATCTTCCATATTTATTTTAAGTTTTTTTCAATTATATTTAACAAATATATACTAACCAAATGGATAACTATATAATTGTACTATTCAAAAATAAAACAAAAAAGAAAATTATCAAGAAATTTAAAACTTTTGATAGAGCAAAAAAGTTTTATGATAATCTTATTTCAGAAAGTAATTCTGTTATATTTTCTATGGAAACTGAAAACGGAAAACCTTGCACTTATGAAATCGGTTTTTTAGAAAGAATAATATCTCATAGACCATACTTTGTAAGAGATGAGTTTGGCAGACAAGTTAAAGTCGATTTAGATGACCCTGATTTCAACATAACTATTATTAACAAATATAATAAAGAAGAGTTAATATATGATTTGAATAAATCAAAAAGAATATCTGTTCAAACTTTATTGAAACAATATTTACCTAAAGTTGGTGTGAAATTAATATCAAAATTGAATAATAAAATTGTTATACAAAACGATGATAAGATTTATCTTTTTTCACTTAAAAGTGAAACTGATTGTGATAGATTGATTGATTGTTTATCCTCACATATGATGAATGAAGGAAGAGTTGATTGTATATTAGTTAAAGATTCTTCTAAAGAACAAAAGAAGTATATTTATAATCTTTTGCATAAAAATGGTTTTTCTAAATCAGTTCTTTACCGTAAATTTACGACTTATAAAAGATAATACTAGTTTACGAAAAAAACCTATTTTTTTTTCTTCTTTTGGGGTTTGAGGTTCATTCACATCAAATGTACCTTTTAAAATAAAAATTACTTCAACACCGGAAAGATCTATTTTGAATTGTTTATATCCTTGATCTATTTGTCTAAAATTTTGTTGTACCTTTTTGTAATCTTCATAATCTAACTCAAATATTATTGCTGTTTTCCCACTAGGAAATAAATTTTGAGTTGCATCTGTTATAAGTGCAAGTTTTTCAATTATCCCATCAATACTTTTTTGATTTTCTGCCATAAGGTAAGTTTTATTTCTTTTTTAACCGGAATAATATCTTCTTTATTAATTTTTTTTATTTGATCTATGAATTTATTTTTTTCACTCAATAAATCAATTTGATCTTTTTCAATTTCATTATTTAGCCATTGTTGCATTCCCTCCAACCGGCTTGATGGTTTCTTCTGTGTCATCTAATTTAATTTTTTCTTCGGTGATTTCAAATTTTAATGCTTGTAAATTACCTAAATTTTCTTTTTCAAACATTTTTTTCAATTCATCAACTTTCAATTGGAACAATCTTTCTTTTTCTTCCCTCTCCTTGTTATATGCAATTATATTCTTTATATTTGATATTGTTTCATCGACAGATTTTTCATCAAATTCTGAAACAAAAGAGAAGAATCTGAACCCTTGTTTTGACTTTTCATTCTCTACTACCTTTTCTTCGTTAACAAATTTTTTAGGTAATCTCCATGTGTCAGGAAATTCAATGTCAAATGATAGGTATGTTTTCAATTTCCTAACTGATTGTAAATAAGGAAATAATATTGTGAACTCTTTGAATAAACTCATTTATGTTTGTATTAAGTATGTTATTAAATAACTAATTGATAATCCATTGATCAAAATTTCCCTACTACTCATAACCATTCGTTCAGGATTTTCTTGTAGTAGGGAAATAATAAATTTAAAAGTTGTTCTCGTTAATAAACTAGCAGAGAAAACAAAAACAAATAAATATATTGTACTAATATTAGTCATTTTTTCTTGCTTCCAAAATCTCTCCTCTAAGTGTTTGTAACAATGCTTTCAATTCTTGTGATGTTTTTCTAGCACGTGTACCAGCACTTTTATTACCACCATAGAATTTGGTTACATCAACATTTAATTCTTCTGTTAACGCTTTAATTTTTTCTAAAGTTTCCATTCTTTTTAAAATAATTGTTTATTTGATTATATAGTAAAATCTAAATTAATATATATTGAATGTAAATACTATATCGTCATATTTTTGTCTAAGGACTTATAGATACTTGAAATCATATCCAAATCTGACTTTGTAAAAGGTTTTCTTCTATCAAAAACATCACTAAAAAAAGTTCCTATTGATTTTTTTATTTTGTCCTCTTTTTGGTTATAAAAAATTTCCATGAAAAAATCCATAAAATAATCTAAATGTTCTCCGTCATGATTAAATATAATTCCCTCTTTATTGAAATTTTCAATTGTCTTCTTCCAACACCATTGAAAGTGATTTCTTTTATCATCATCAGTCATATTAATTTTTGTCTCGGATCCACTTTCATCGTCACCTAAGTAGGTTTCCACAATTAAATAATAAAGTGAAAAAGTAAAATCATAATATAAATCCATCTTTTCGGGGATTATATTATTGATCCTAAACCAAATGTCAACATCCTCAGGTTTCATTGGTTGGGTTATATAATTAAAAAAATTCTCCATAGATTAATACCTATGGAGAAATTATAACAAAGATATGGTATATGTAAATTATTGCGTTTTTTCTTTATATCCCATTAAAGTTTTCATTCTATCAAACTCTTCATTTAATTTTTCAGTTTTTTTATCAACACTTTCAAGTTTAATGTTAACCCCACTTCCTGAGTTTTCACCAGTACCATCAGTTACAGGTTGTTTAGATTTTCTATATGCAGTTTCTTTTGCTTTATGGAATTTTTTTGCCTTTTGTTTTTTAACTAATTTTTCACCTAATTCAGTTTCTTCCGCATTAGCCCACTCAGGATTATTACCGGTTCTAGCCGAACCTTTGATATTATCTTTTACCCAATCTTCATCGTATTCAATCTCTTCGGGAACAAAATCTTCCATTCCAGGTCTCATGTAATCATCTAAAAACTCTTTTCCACCGTCAGACATAACATAAGCCTTTTTACTCATTTTTTCTAACTCACCATTTCCTTTAGGAAAATGTTTTGGTTCTGTAGTAAATTTTTCTTTAGATCCATCTTTAACATATTCAGTAATTTTTTTAGTAAACTCTTTCATGTAAGCATCGTTTTCTTTACCTGACCCTTTATGCGCTTTTTCATATGCATCTAAACCAGCAGGTGATTTACCTTTTTTGATATTATCTTTTTCTTCCATTACAATTTGTTCAATTATGTCAATAATTTCATTTTCGGTAAATAATTCAGAATCATTATCTGAACGTAATCTATATAAGATTGATTCTTCTAATGAAGAATTATCTGTGTACTCTTTATTACCGAGTTTAAATTTTCCTCCTTTTGGTGTGTTTCTTAATTTGTCTGTAAATGCATTACCTTCCGAAGTTTCTTCTTCTTCCATTGACCATTTGT